AGGTGGCGTGATGCGACTCCCCTTCATCTCCCGCCGTCGCGCGCAGGCCAACGTCGACCTGGCCGTGACTGCCGTGTGGCATCTCGTCGACGAGGCTGAGGCGGCAACGCGCGAGGCCCGCATCGAACAGCGCCGGGCCGAGACCGAACTCGCCGCCGTCCAGAGGTCGCACCGCCGTGCGGTGGCGTACATCGAGCAGGCCGAGGGACGCCGGGACACGGACGGCTACCGCCTTGCCCGCGCTCTCCGCGCTGTGGCCACCGAGCGCCGCCAGGCAGCCGCGTACCGCCGCACCATCGACCGCCTGACGGATCAGCTCCTCGACGCGACCGGCTACCAGGGCGAGCCGCTCCTGCCCGCCGCCCGCGTGGTCCTCGGCATCGAGGGCGCGAAGGGGGCCGACGCGTGACCACCGTGACTCCCGTGGTGGGGCTGACCACCCGCCCCGCCACGGGCACCAACTGGCAGGCCTACGCCCTGTGCCGCGAGGTCGACGCCGACCTGTTCTTCCCCGAGGTCGGCACGCCCTCCCGCGATGCCAAAGAGACCTGCTTCGCCTGCGAGGTCCGTGCCGAGTGCCTGGCGTACGCGCTCGACAACAACGAGCGGGTCGGCATCTGGGGCGGCCTGAACGAGGGGGAACGGCGCAGGCTCCGCAAGGAACTGCCGGCCCCGGAGCCGAAGCCCGAGCCGGTCATCGTCCGACCGGCCCCGCCCCGGCCCGAACACCGAGGAGGCCTCCCGCTCGCCCCGTGTGGCACCGAGACGGCCTACCGCCGGCACAAGCGGAACAAGGAGCCGATCGACGACGTCTGCGCCGCAGGCCACGAGGAGTGGCTGGACGACTCCCGCGAGAGGCGCCGTAAGAACCGCAAGCTGAGCCGCGCCAGGGCCAGGGAGCGGAGCGGTTACGTCCCCAAGCCGCCGCCGCCGTGCGGCACCAACGCCGCTGCCTACCGGCACAAGCGGCGCGGCGAGCCCCTCGACGAGGCGTGCCGAGCGGCTTACAACGCGGCCAACCGCGAGCAGGACCGGAAGCGTCGAGCCGCCCGCCGACAGGCCGCCTGATCCCCCGCCCGGGGCCACACGCCCCGGGCCCTGATCCACCCTCCCCGCACTCCAGGAAGAAGCCGCACATGCCGTGGTTCGCGCTCGACGATGGGTTCGACACCCACCCGAAGGTCCGCAAGGCCGGCAACGCTGCGGCCGGACTCTTCACCCGCCTCGGGGCCCACTGCGCGAAGCACCTGACCGACGGCCACGTCGACGGCTCCATCGTCAGGGACTACGGCACCCCGGCCCAAATCCGCAAGCTCCTCGACGTCGGCATGCTCCACGCGCCCGGCCACGGTTGCTCGCACCCGAAGTGCCAGCAGCCGGGCACCGGCGACTACTACCTGCACGACTACCTCGACTACAACAAGTCGCGGAAGCAGATCGAGGCGGCCCGCGAGGCGGGTCGGCAGCGGCAGCAGAAGGGCCGCGACAACGCCCGCGACGACAGAAAGTCGCGCGATTCTGGCGCCAAACGCGACGCAAACTCGCGCGAAAATGACGCGAGTTTCGCTCCAAAATCAGACGAAAATGAGGACCGGTTTCCGGAAGGAACCGCAGGTCAGGAGGGTGTGTCACGGCGTGACACCCTCCAGGGTGCGACGGGTGTCCCATCCCCTCCCATCCCATCCAGTACTCCCTACGGGAGTACCTCCTCCCCTACCCCCTCCTCCAACCACAGCTCCGACGTGGTCCCCGCCAGCAGCGGAAGAGGAGAGATCCAACCCCTCATCGACGCCATGCTCGCCCGCGGCATGAACGTCACCTGGTCGTTCCACGGCAGCGAATGGGTCGACCTCCGCGACGCCGTCCGCCGCGTCGGCATCGACGACCTCGTCGACTACGCCGCCCGCTCCTGGCAGGCCGCCCGCGACAAGCCGCACAGCGCCCGCTACTTCATCCGCGGGTGGATCGGCCTTCAGGCCGCCGCCGGCCACACCGGGCCCCGCCCCGCCTCTGGGCCGCCGTCCGCCGCCCAGTCCTACCTCGCCCACATGCAGCAGATCCAGGCCGAACTCCTCGCCGCCGAAGGAGGCATGCAGTGAAGCCCTCCGAGATCCCTCAGCTCCTCGCCGAGATCTCCCTCGCCGACCCCCGCGTCCGCCGCACCGACCACATCGAACTCCGCGCCCAGATCGCCATGTGGGCCGGCATCCTCGCCGACGTCCCCTACGACGCCGCGGTCCGCTACGCCCACGAGCACTACACCAAGTCCACGTGGCCGATCCTCCCCGCCGACATCGCCACCCGCTGGGGCGCCGACGTCCGCGACCGACTCACCCGCCACACCGGCACGTTCGAACCGCTCCAGCACCCCGAGCTCGACCCCGACGACGAGGCCGGCTACCGCGCCGCGCTCGCCGCCGAACGCCGCGCCGTCGCCACCGGCCACCAGCCCCCGAACGAGCTGAAGGCCATCACCGCCGGCCCCGCCGCCGCCGAAGTCCAGGCCCGCCTCGACCAGATGGGCACCTACATGCCGTCGGCCATACGGGAAACGCTCGCCGCCTTCCGGCCCGACGCCGTCGAGCGCGAGCGGTTGATCCGCTCCGGCCTCGCCGACCCCCGCAGCGTCGCCTGCCCGTGGGACGCCTGCCGCGCCCCCCAGGGGCAGCGCTGCCGCACCCGCGGACGCGACCGCAGCGACTACCACCCCGCCCGCGTCGAAGCCGCCCACAACGCCGCCAGGAGCGCCGCATGACCACCAGCCTCGACCGCACCCGCGCCCTCCTCGACACCCCGCCCCCGACGCCGGTCCCCGGACAACTCACCATCCCCGCAGCCGCCGTCGCCGACATCGAAGCCGCCCTCGACGACGCCGACACCCTCCACGAAACCCCCCACCAGCGCGCCCACCGCATCGCCACCTACCTCGCCACGTCCGGCTGGACCATCACCCCCGCCGCCTGAAGGAGACCCACATGCCCGAGCTGACCGACCTGTTCGCCGGCCCCGGCGGCTTCGACGTCGCCGCCCGAGCCCTCGGCCTCAACCCCACCGGCATCGAGCGGGACGACAACGCCGTCGCCACCCGCCACGCCGCTGGCCTCGCCACCATCCACGGCAACGTCCGCGACTACAGCCCCTACGACTTCCCCACCGCCACCGACCTCGTCGGCGGCCCGCCCTGCCAGACCTACACCATCGCCGGAGACGGATCCGGCCGCGCCGAACTCGACCTCGTCGTGGAGGCCGTGAAGCGCATGGGCGCCGGCGAGACGATCCCCCCGGGCACGTTCGCCGACGACCGCACCGCCCTCGTCCTGGAGCCGCTGCGCTGGCTGCTCACCGACTTCGAATACGGCTTCAACTCCGTCGTCCTCGAACAGGTCCCGGCCGTCCTGCCCATCTGGGAGGCCTACGCCAGCGTCCTGCAGGGCGAGGGATACAGCGTCGCCACCGGCATCGTGCGAACCGAGGAGTACGGCGTGCCCCAGACCCGGCGCCGCGCCGTCCTCATCGCTCGACTCAACGGCGAGGCCAAGCTCCCCGCCCCAACGCACCGCCGGTACATCAAGGGCCAGTCCCAGCACGAGGGCGACCCCACGCTGCTGCCCTGGGTGTCCATGGCCGACGCCCTCCCGCACCGCGGCCCGTTCACCGTCGTCTCGAACTACGGCACCGGCGGCGACCCCAAGAACCGCGGCCGACGGTCGAGCGACCAGCCCGCATTCACCGTCACCGGCAAGATCAGCCGGCTCCGGCTCGTCGACCCCGACGGGCGCGAACTCGACCGGCTGTCGCACTCGGAAGCCGGCGTCCTCCAGGGCTTCCCCGCCGACTACCCCTGGACCGGCGGCGACATCCCCCAGCAAATCGGCAACGCCTGCCCCATCCCCCTCGCCACCGCGCTGCTCACCGCAGCCACCCGATGACCGCCGGAACGATCCCCACCATCCGCTGCGACCACCTCGACGACCAAGGCGAGCAGTGCGACCACGAATGGTCCGCCCCCACGCCGATGCCGAACCACCGGGCACTTCGCGCATTTCTCCGCGAGCAGGGATGGCAGCGCCGGCGAGACGGGCGCGACCTCTGCCCCGACCACACCACCGCCTGAGCCTCCGGTTCCACCACCACACACGACAGGAGCACCACCATGACCGAGCGCCCGTACACCGACGAAGACCTCCGCGCCGAAGCCGCCCGCCAGCACGCCATCCTCACTGAGGACCCCGACTTCGTGGGCGTCGGCGAGCAGATGGCCGACACCGAGATCGAGAGTCTCCTCCCGCCTGCCGAAGCGGATGGCGCCCAGGGGCCGTGCTGGGACGACGCCCTCGACGAGGACCAGTTCGACGAGGCGCAGCGCGCGATCCACGACCTCATCACCGGCGCGGCCGACGTGTCCGAGTGGGCCGTGAACCTCGGCGCCGACGGCCTGGCCCCCTACGACGGCCAGCTCACCATCGACGGCGACGCCAAGCCCATCGCCCGCATCCACTTCGCGTTCGCCCCGGACATGCCCGAGGACATGCGCATGGCGCTCGTCGAGGGCGTCGGCCAGGCCATCGCCCGTCACCTCTGATCACGCAGCAGCCCGCCCCGCAGGCAGCGCGGGGCGGGCCCGTCACCCAGCCTACGAGACCACCAGGAGCACGCCATGACCTTCGAGTACCGCGACGACAGCCGCCAGATCCTCCGCATCAACGCTGTCGAACCCGACTACCCGGGCCAGCGCATCATCCCCGGCATCTGGATCGACGTGTCCGACGGCGGGTTCAACCGCGCCTACGCCCGCGTCCCCATCGACCGTGTCGAGGAGCTCGTCGCCGGCATCCGGGACGCGGCCCGCCAGGCCAATGGACAGCAGCCGGACGCCCACTGCATGTGCGGACACCTCCGCAGCCAGCACCTCACCGTCAGCGGACGCCTGCTCTGCAACGAGTGCGAATCCGTGGACGCCTGCCGTGAGTACACGCCCATCGGGGTTCAGGACGCCACCCAGCCCACCACCGACGAGACCGTCATCCTGCCGCCGACGACTCAGCTCTCGTACCGGATCGAGCACCGCCGCGAAGGCGAGTCGACCTGGCGACAGGGCCGTCCGGGGACCGGCCTCCGCTGGACCTACGCGGAACGCGAGAAGGCCGACCAGCGGCTGGCAGAGGCACGCGCGCAGTGGCCGCAGTACGAGCACCGCATGGTCACCATCACCACGACCGTGACCGAGGCCGTCGCCGCCGGGGCCGAGTCGTGACCTGGTGGCAGTGGCCGCTCGAGGTCCTCGCGGTGCTCGCCGCCTGGACCGCCCTCGGCGCCCTCGTCGTCGCCTGCGTCTGGGACCCACTCGCCCGCCGACACAAGGAGCCCCGGTGACCGAGCCGCCCCTCGATGAGACCGAGCAAGCCCACCTCGACCTCCACGGGCCCCGCATCCTCCCGCCGCCAACCCGCCCGCCCGACGACGTCCACCAGCCCGTCGACACGATCAAGCCCCAAGGGGAGTACCTGTGACCCAGCCCAGCCCCGACGAAGCCAAGGCCATCGTCGAAGCCCTCACCGGCCAGCGGCCCGCGATCGTCTGCTACGCCCAGTGCGAGCCCTGCCAGTGGGGCCAGTGCTACGACGAGCCCACCCCGCACCCCTGGGCCGGCCCCGAGGACGTTGAGCACGCCCGCTCCACCGGCCAGCCCGAGCCGACTGGCAACTGCGCCTGCCCCTGCGCCCGGACCGGAGACGCCCGATGACCCAGCCCGACACCGACCGCATCCCCCTCGACGAGCTCACCAGCGACGCCCTCGACCAGCTGTACGCCGAGCTCGAAGCCGTCCGGCACGAAGTCGAGATGCGACAGCACCGCGAGACACGCCACCGCGCCCGCATCGAGCGCGCCGAGGCCGCCATCGGACGCGTCCGCGCCCTCGCCACCAAGCTCACCACCACCGGCGCCATCTGGGACGGCAACGACCAGGAAACCGGCCGCCGCATCCGCGCCGCCCTCGACCCCCAGGAGCCCCAGCCCGGGGCCGACACGAAGGAGCACTGACCATGGCCGTCCTCGGCCCCAGCGAAGAGCGCCGCCTCGCCATCTGCGACTGGCTCACCGCCAACAGCATCGACCCCAGCACCGTCCCCCTGCACAGCGAACTGCACGTCGAGACCAAGCCCAACGGCACCAAGGTCATCCGCTACGAGGCCTTCGTGACCGAGGAAGGGCGGAAGGTCGCCAGCTACACCCTCGACGCCATCCGCGAGACCCGCGAGGCCCCGCTCCTCGTCGAGCCGCCGGAGCACTGGCCCGCCTGACCCCGTACAGCGCGAAGGGGCGCGCCCAGTCCGCCAAGACCACGCGGGCGCGCCCCACACGGTGCGATCACCGTACCGCCCCACCGCCACAGGAGCACCACGATGACCACCACCGCCACCCAGCTCCAGACCATCGCCACCCTCTGGCCCGCGCTCGACGACGCCCTCGGCACGCCGGCCACCGTCGCCGCGTTCGGGCTTGGCCTCCGCGGCTACCTCGCCGCCCTGGAGCAGCACGACATCGCCGAAGCCACTGCCCTCCGCGCCCTGGAGCGCAACCCGGAGCAGCTCGGCGACCGCCCGGTCCCGATCAGCATCCGCGTCCACGACACGATGCGCGCCGTCGAGGCCGCCCTGCACGAGACCGCGACGCAGATCGCGGCCTCCAACCAGTACGGGGTCAACACCAGCCACCCCCACCGCTGGCGCTTCACCGGACGCCCCCGCGACGCCGCCTGGACCGCCCTGTGGCTGTCCGCCAGGGCCGACGGTGTGTTCTGGCCCGGACGCGCCCTCACCGAGGCGCAGCACCGGCACCTCGGGCACGTCGCGGCCGAGGCGCTCCGCCGCGTCGAGACCGCCCTCGACCTCGCCACCGGCACCCGCGAACTCGGCCCCGATCACACCTGCCAGTGCGGCGGCCGCATCATCATCCGCGGCGGCGCCGGCGACCAGCCCACCGCCAACTGCCGCCAGTGCGGCGCCCTGTGGACCGAACGCGGCGTCGTCGCTGCCTAGACCGACCGCGACGGCCCCGAGGACTCCGCAGGCCAGTCCTCGGGGCCACCACCCCGCCAGTCGATCTCCGGCCAGCCCGACTCCTCCAGCCACCCAGCCCGCCGCAAGAACTCGATGAGGTCCGTGAACGCGAAGGCGCGCCCGGAGATCACCCCGTCGATCCGGACCGTCCGCCCACCGTCCACAGCATCCGGGGGCATCACCACCACGACCGGCTGCGTCTCATCCATACGGCCCACGCTCGATCCGGACGGGCCCGGACGCATCCGGACACGGCCGGACGGAGGAACACACGACAGAGCCCCCGCTCATGCACGTCGGCTGAGCGGGGGCTCGTCTGCGACTACTCGGCGGCTGTAGGGCTGCGCCACTCGGGGTGATCCTTCTTCCACTGCCGATGAGCCTTGTTGCCGAGCACACGGCTCTCGGCAGTGGCCTGCACCAGGAACCGGCCCCAGCCCGGCGTACCGTGCAGGTTGCGCAGCGGCCCGTCCTCGCGGAGCGCTCGCCGCTCCTCGGCCGCAGCCTCTTCGCGCGAGGAGTACCAGGTGACTTCGAACCCTGCGACCTCCGGCCACCACTCATGCTGATCAGCGTGCGACGCCCAACGCATCAACGGGTTTCGGCCGATGCCGACGTAGACCAGCTCCCCCGCTGCGTTGCTGAGCCGGTACACCGCCGTCTCCCCGGAGTGCTTGTCACCGACCCCCACCTGTGGCATCCGTCCCCGAACCGGCGGCTGTGTCATCTGCTGGCCCCTCTCTGCGCTGCTGGATGTCTGTCCGCTGCCCCTGCCGTGACGTCCGCGACCGGAAGTACGGCTCGATCACCCGCCAGTCGAACAGGCGGATCCGCCCCACCTTCACCGCCTTCTCCAGCGGCACCGGCCACGCCGGGTCTTCCTCGGCGAGCTGACGGCACCGCTGCGCACTGACCTTCTTCAGGCCGGCGGCCTCCAGGCGCGCGGGCATGTCCGCGAACGAGATCAAGTCCGGGCCTCCCGTCTCGTCGACTTCCTCCTGCGGGGAGTCGGGCATGACTCCATCCTCTCAACTTCCTTGTTTTAAAACAAGGAAGTAGCTACGCTCGGTCCAGCACAACAGAACGGCCCCGGTCGGTGTGTGAGAGCCCGGCCGGGGCCAGCCCACCCCTGACAACAGCAGGAGAAGGCCATGCCCGAGCTTAGCCAGACCTCCCAGCCGGACGAAGCCCTGCGCCAGGTCCGCACCGACGAGACCACTCGCGCGGGACTCCTCTGGATCGCCGAACGCCTCACCGCCCAACGCCCCCGCCACGAGATGCTTCCCGCCGCCCGGCTTGCCCTCGCCCTCCGCGTCGGCCTCGACCGCCACGGCTACACCGACCAGGCCCACACCCTGGAACGCGACCTGCTGCTCCGCATGCCGACCATCGAGCAGGCGATCACCCGCGGCGAGTACGCGCTGATCCTCCGCCGCGCCGCCGGGAAGGTCGACGCCTGATGCGCACCCGCACCATCGTCCAGACCCGCAAGGTCCCCCACACCATCGACGGCAAGACCGTCATGGTCGACGACCAGCACACCGTGCACGTTCCCGTGCCCCCGCGCGACTGGGACCACACCGTCCGCAACGCCGTCACCGGCGCCGCCGCAGGCATCGGCCTCGCCTCCATCGCCTGGTCCACCGCCAGCATCGGCGGCCTCCTCGACCGCGTCGTCATCTCCCCCGCCGCCTACGCCGCGGCCGGAGTCTTCGACCTCGTGTGGATCTCCTGCATGGCCCTGGAGTGGCTCGCCCGACACGACCCCGCCCGCGCCGAACTCCCCCGGCGCGCCGGATGGGCCGCGCTCGCCTTCGCCATGGCCGCCGTCGGCGTCGACGGCTACGTCGAGGGGCAGCTCGTCATCGGCATCGTCGGCGCCACCGTCTCCGGCCTCGCCAAGGGCCTGTGGACCGTCGTCCTCGCCCACCACGCCCACCCCCTCGACCCGCGCACCCAGCAGTGGGTGGACGCCCAGCGCGCCGAGGCCGGCGTGCGCCTCGCGATGATCCCGATCCGCCGCGAACTCACCCGCGCCGACGGGCTCGTCGCCGCCGAGGAGGCCGCGATCCGGACCAGTCCGGACGCATATCCAGACAGTCCGGACGACTCCGAGGACGACCAGGACGCCGAAGTCCTGCCGCTCCCTCCCGGCGCCGTGACCGCGAAGGACGCCGTCCGGACAGCCTGGGAGGCCGGATTCCGCGACGAGGACGCGATCCGCCGTACGGCCAGCACCGCGCTCGGCCGGCCGCTGTCTCCCGACACCGTCGCCCGCTACGTTCGCGCCCTCAAGGTCGTTGCCTGATGACCGACCTGCCGATCGTCCCGACCCGGATCATCCCCGCGGGCGCGCCGCTCCCCGAGCGGCCGCCCGGCCCCGGCGACATCCCTCCGTGGCGCGCCCCGGCCGCGCCGCCCGCTCCTCCGGCCCCGCCGATCCCCCCGATGGTGATGCCCTGGCCCGACCCGCCGGCCCCCGGCCCGATCGAAGTACACGTCACCTTCCTCCCCGTCGAGGAGCCCCCGGAGCCGTCCCGGGGGGAGCGGCTGTGGGCGTGGATCACGAGCATCGCCAAGCCCTGGAAGATCGTCGCCGCGCTGCTCGGCGCGCTTCTCCCTATCCCCGGCATCGGCTACAGCCTCGCCGGAGTCTGGGCCTACTGCGTCAGCGACGCCAGGACCACCTTCGGCATTCCGTACGGGTACGGACTCGCGCTCGTACCCCTGCTGCTGTCCGCCCGCGCGCTCGCCCGCACCCGCGCGCTGCGCTGGCTCGTCGCCACCGTCATCGGCCTCACCGGCCTCGTCTTCGGCGCCGTCGACTGGTTCGACATCGTCACCATCACCACCGGAGTCACCCGATGATCCTGTCCATGGCCGGCGTCGCCCTCGCCCTCGTCGTCGCCTGGGCCAACCTGAGGCCTTGGTGGAAGGGCGGCCGCGACCCCAAAGCCCTCATCCCGTACGGCACGGCGCTGCTTCTCGGCCTGCTCGCCACCATGTGTATCGGCGGCCTCCTCGGCTGGGGAGCGGCAGGCATCGCCGGCCTCATCACCAGCGGCGGCAACAAGGTCGTCTCGGCGGCCGCTGGCACAGGCGCCGCCCCGGTGGCCACCTCCCGCCTGGGCGCGCTCACCCCTGCCGGCGGCGTGGTCGTTACGGCCTACTTCATCGGCGTCTACCTGATGTGGAAGGGCGCGGCCAAGCTCGACAAGCGCCGCATGGCCGGCGGCCTCCTCGCCGGCGCCGTCCTCGGCTTCCTCCCCGGCATCGTCCAACTCATGGGCTGGCTACCCAACACCGTCAACGACGCCGGCGCGTACGTGCAGGCCTTCGTCGAGGGTCGGGTGAGCGTGTGAACCGGCGCCTCGCCGCAGCAGTCGACACCGCTGCCCGGCACAGCATCGCCCGCCGCCTCGCCATCGGCGGCCAGCTCGTCTACCGCCGCCGCGCCGACGCGCTCACCGCCTGGGTCGCCGCCGGCCGCCGCGACGACCTCACCGGGTGGCGCGCCGCCCTCGGCCCGGCCGTCCGGCTCGTCATCCTCGCCGCAGCCGCGGCCCTCGCCTACCGCATCGTCCGCGCCGTGCCGTGGCTGATGTGGGTGCTCCTTGCGGGTGGCACCTGGACCGCGTGGCGGGCCTCCGCCGACCTCCCCGATGAGGCCGCCGAGGAGCAGCCCGTGGACGCCCCCGCCGGGCCCGATCTGGACGCCGTTCTCACCCTGCTTCACACCGTCCTCGGCGGCCGCGACCGGGTGCACCTCTCCACCGTCCTCGCCCACCTCCAGAAGGAGGGACAGGCGGCCGGCTGGACGGTGGCCGATCTGCGCGCCCGTCTGGAGGCGCTCGGGGTGCCCGTCGCACTGAAGGTGAAGGTGGCCGGTGTGCCCACCCGCGGGGTCCTCCTGGCCGACCTCCAGGCCCACTTCCCCGACTGGGAGATGCCGCCGTCTCCCGCGCAGGTAGATGCGGCCTGACCTGCGGGTCTCCCACCGCGTCTACCCCGATCTCCCGCACGTCTCCCGGCGGATCTCCCGCCGCCACCACGCCAAGACCCCCGCGAGGAGCGCCTGATGGAGTACTGCCCCGACTGCGGCTGGTGGGCCAAGCCCCACTGCGGCCACTGAACCCAGCCCCTACCGCACCACGCCCACCGGGCGTACCGTGACACGACGCCCTCGAAGGCAGAGGCCCGCCGCCCGGGGAAATGGCGGCGGGCCTCAACTGTCAGACCTCGGGCGTACCGTGGACACATCATCAGATCGATTGCGGTACGGCTGCCGCAACTGCACCGCGAGCCCCGCCGAGCGTGGAACCCCGGCGGGGCTTTCGCGTGTTCCGATTCCGCATACCCCCGCCGCAACCGGCCCGCGCGCGATACGTTCACGGCTCCGCCACACGAGGACCACAGCGAGGACGCCGTGACGCAGCCGCCTTACCCGCCCCAGCAGCCTCCCGCCGGCCAGCCGCAGTGGGGCCCGCCGCCCGGCCAGCCCTACCCGGGCGCGCCTTACGGGCCGCCGCAGCCGCCGAAAAAGGGCCTCGGCGCGGGTGCGATCGTCGCGATTGTCCTCGGCAGCATCGTCGGCCTGCTCCTCATCGTCGGCATCATCGGCGCGCTCGCGGACGGCGGCAGCACCGACAACAAGGCCACCCCGAAGCACACCCGCTCCGCCGCCCCGGCGCCCGCGCCCGCGAAGAGCAGCGACGCCCCGCCCGCCGAAGAGCCGGCCGAGAAGGCGCCGGTCACGGTCACCGCGAAGAAGACGACGTTCGCGCCGAGCGTGCTCCACAGCGGCGGCGCGTACACCAGCGTCACCGTGACGATCTCCAACCAGGGCGACACGGAGATCAGCGTCAACCCGCTGTACGTGACGATCACCGACACCGATGGCAGCAAGCACACCGCAGTGCTCGGCATGGACGAGAACCAGATCGCCACGGTGAAGCTCGTGCCCGGCGAGAAGGTCACGGGCAGCATCACCGGGAAGGGCAAGTTCACCCCCGCATACGTCACGTACACGGACGGCCTGTTCGGCGACGGGGTGCGCGGCGCCGTGCACTGAACCACTTGCACTAGACGAACCGTCTCGTCTAAAGTCGTCGGCAGATCCGGCGTGCCCGGAATCAGACGCTAGGCCCCGACCACACAGTGGCGGGGCCTTTCTCATGCCCGGAGGTGCCTCATGTCGTTCCCCGTCGGCACCCCCACCGTCACTCTGACCGGCACCCTCCCCTCCCCCGTCGGCGGCGGCCCGGTGTCCGGCCAGTTCGTCGCCACCCCGTCGTCCTACCTCGTCGATACCGGCCGCCAGGCCGTGTACGCGGGCGGCGGCACCACGCAGTTCACCAACGGCGCGTTCTCCGCCACGCTTCTCCCCAACGATGCATCCGGAATCGGCCCGGCCGGCTGGCGCTGGTTCTTCAGCATCGAGCCCGACAACGCGCCCCGGATCCAGTTCTGGGCGTACATCACCGGCACCGGGACCATCGACATCTCCAGCATCATCCCCGTTCCGGCCCCCGACGGTGGCTCGACGAGCGGTGGCGCGGTGTCATCGGTGAACGGCAAGACCGGTGTCGTCGTCGTCACCTACACCGATGTCGGCGCGGAACCTGAAGGCGCTGTCTCCACGCACGCGGGCGCGACCGACCCACACGGTGACCGGGCCTGGGGAGCCGGCCAGTTTGCGGCCAGGACCGCCAACCTCACCGACCTCACCAGCCCGGCGGCGGCCCGCAACGCGCTCGGCCTCGGCAGCGCCGCCACCCGCAACGTCGGCACCACCGCCAACACCTGCGCCGCAGGCGACGATCCCCGCTTCAGTGCCGGCGGAGGGGCCACCATCCGCACGGCGAGCGTCCGCATCACTGATGGCACCGTCACCGACCTGCCGTCCGCATCCTCGTGGACCATCGCGCAGACCTCGGCTGGCACACAGCTGAAGTGCTCCATCGCGGCCAGCGTCGGCGACAGGATCCGGGCGCTCGGCCTCTTCATGTACGACGGCGGCCGGTACCTCGACTACAACCTGCTCACGGGCGCGGGCGCACTGGGCACATACGCCGCCTCCGGGACGACAACCCCGCTCGCTGAAGGCAACCCGACGCTCTACCCGTCCGGTGCTTTCGCGAAGTACACCTCGGCCGAGTTCTTCACCGTCGGCTCCGGCGACGTCGACGGCACAGGCAAGATCACGATTGCCCTGGTCAACCAGGGCACCACACCCGGCAAGATCTACGCGCACGCCCTGTACCCGTGGCGGCTGCGCCTGGAGAACATCGGCCCCGAACCCGCGTAGGAGGTGCTCCGGTGACGAACCAGTACGCCGACGACGGCCACAACCCGCGCGTCACCGACGAGGAGCGGGCCGAGATCCGCCGCCTCCATGCCGAAGGGCACGGCCGCAACGAGATCGGCCGCTTGATCGGCCGCTCGCAGCGAACCATCAGCGAGCAGGCAGCGAAGATGGGCCTGTTGTTCGACCGCAGCGCCACCGCCGTCGCCACCGAGGCAAAGGTCATCGACGCTCGAGCCCGCCGCGCAAAGATCCTCGAAGGCCTCTACGAAGTAGCCGAGGCTGAACTGGACTACCTCCGTCAGAACGGCCACTACGACCTCGTAGAGGTGTCCGCCGGCAAGGCCGTGCGGTTCAACGCCGACCGACTGCCCGCCCAGGACCGTCGCGCCCTGATCACCGGCATCAGCACCGCCATGACGGCAGCGTCCCGCCTCGAAGCCCTCGAAGGCGACCCGGGCGTCGCGGGCGCTGCGTCGCTGCTCACCTCCCTCGGCAAGGCCTTCTTGGAGGCCGCGGGTCCCCCGGAGGACGACACCGGGGAGGACTGATGCTCGACTCCCTCCCCCTGTCGGCCAAGCAGATCCGGAGCATCGCGCACGCCACCGCGCGCATCAACCTGTGGCACGGCGCCATCCGGTCCGGGAAGACGATCGCCTCGCTGATCGCGTTCCTGATCGCGATCGCGGCCGCCCCCTCGTCCGGGCTGATCATCATCGTCGGCAGGTCGCTGCAGACCATCGAACGCAACGTCCTCGACCCCCTCCAGGACAGTGCGCTGTTCGGTCCCGTCGCCCGGCTCGTGCAGCACACCCGCGGCGCCACCACGGCGGTCATCCTCGGCCGGACCGTCCACCTCATCGGCGCGGCCGACTCCCGCGCCGAAGGCCGGCTCCGCGGCCTCACCGCGTGCCTCGCCTACGTCGACGAGGCCACCCTCGTCCCTCGCGGGTTCTGGAACCAGCTCCTCGGCCGCCTCAGCGTGCCTGGGGCGCGTCTGTTCGCGACGACCAACCCCGACAACCCCGGGCACTGGCTCCGGAAGGAGTTCATCAACCGGGGTGCCGATCTCAACCTGCGGCACTGGCAGTTCACCCTCGACGACAACCCGGCCCTCGACCCCGCGTACGTCGCGGCACTCAAGGCCGAATACGTGGGCCTCTGGTACCGGCGGTTCATTCTCGGCCACTGGGTCCAGTCCGAGGGCGCAATCTACGAGATGTTCGACGCCGAACGCCACGTCGTGCACGAGCTGCCGCACATCGAACGCTGGCTGTGCGACGCGATCGACTACGGCACCGTCAACCCGTTCGCTGACCTGCTACTTGGCCTCGGCCGCGACACCCAGGGGCGTGCCGCCCTGTATGTGGTGTCCGAATACCGGCACGACTCCAGGGCTGCCCGGCGGCAGCTCACCGACACCGAGTACTCCGCAGGCCGCCGCCGCTGGCTCGCCTCCGTGCCTCAGCCGCAGGCCGGAAACGTCATCGGCGTCCGGCCTGAGTGGACCGTCGTCGACCCGTCCGCCGCGAGCTTCATCGAGCAGCTGCACCGCGACGGCGTATCCGGCGTTACCCCGGCTGACAACAGCGTCCTCGACGGCATCCGTGGCGTCGCCAACCTGCTCGCCTCCGACCGCCTGTTCATCCACGCCTCCGCGCGCGGTCTCATCGACGAACTCCCCGGCTACTCGTGGGACGACGAGGCCGCGGAGAAGGGCGAGGACAAGCCGATCAAGCTCGAAGACCACTCCTGCGACGCCCTCCGATACGGCGTCCGCACGACCGAGGCCCTGTGGCGGCCACACATCCCGACCCTGGAGGTGGCCGCGTAATGCCTCTGCCCACTGGTACCCAGCAGTGGCCGCCGGCCGCGCTCGACCCGGTCCGCGACAAGCTGACCGTGTGGGACGCCTGGTACTGCGGCGACCCCAACGCCCTGTCAGCCGTCTACGGCGGTCAAGTCGGCAGTGACCCGGGCGGCACCGGGTTCTTCTCCTCCGAGCGCGGAGGCTGGCGTGCAGCGGTCGGCCGTGCCCTCCAGCGGTACTTCTGGAGCCTGCCCACACCGTCCGGCGAGCAGCGTGCGAAGCTGCACGTGCCGATCGCATCTGACATCGCTACCACCTCCTCGGCGCTGCTCTTCTCCGAGCCGCCGACGGTCAAGAGCGGCGACGCTGCGACGGCCAAGCGGCTGGCCCAGCTCGTCGACGACGGCCTGCACGGCACCCTCCTGGAGGCCGCCGAACTCGCGGCAGCACTGGGCGGGGTGTATCTCCGGATCGTCTGGGACCGAGAGACCTACGACGCCCCGTGGCTCGACGCCCACCCGGCCAGCCACGCCGTCCCCGAGTGGCAGTGGGGCCGCCTGTCGGCCGTCACGTTCTGGCGGATCCTGGAGGCAGATGGAGACCGCGTTCTCCGGCACCTGGAACGTCACGAGCCCGGCTACATCCTCCACGGCCTCTACGAGGGAACCCGCGACAACCTCGGCGTCCGCGTGCCCCTCACCGAGCATCAGGCCACCGCGGACATCGCGCGCGCGCTCGGCCCGGCGGGGGACGCGATCGCGACTGGCATCAAGCAGCTCACCGCCGTGTACGTGCCGAACATGCGCCCCAACCGGCTGTGGCGCGGCAACCCCGCGGCGGCGCACCTCGGCCGGCCGGACATCGCCGGAGCCGAGCCGCTGCTCGACGCACTCGACGAGGTCTACACGTCGTGGATGCGGGACGTGGAGCTCGGCAAGGGCCGCGTCATCGTCCCGAGCGCCTATCTGGAGTCCAACGGGCCCGGCAAGGGCGGCAGCTGGGACCCCGACCGGCGCATCTACTCCACCCTCAACATGCTGCCCCGCTCGGGCGACGCTGCCACGATCGAGGCTGTCCAGTTCGAGATCCGCGTCGCTGAGCACCGCGACACCGCACAGAACCTCGTGGAACAGATCCTCAGGGGCGCTGGCTACTCGTCGCAGACGTTCGGCGAGCAGGGTCAGGCCGCGGCCACCGCAACGGAGGTGGTCGCCCGGGAGCGGCAGAGCTTCACCACCCGCAACCGGAAGATCGTGTACTGGCGGCCGGCGCTCGCGCAGGCCATCGAGACGCTCCTCGCCATCGACAAGGCCGTGTACAGGACAGGCGTGAAGGTGGAGCAGCCGGAGATCGAGTTCGGCGACTCCATCAGCGAGGACCCGAAGACGATCGCGGAGACGGCCGAGCTTCTCAACCGAGCGGAGGCCGCGTCCCGCGACACGCTCGTGCGGATGCAGCACCCGGACTGGGACGACGCGGACGTCAAGGCCGAGGTCGACCGGATCCTCGAAGAGACCGGCCGCCTCGTCGCCGATCCGACCCTGACCGGAGCGGAGGGCCCGAGCGATGCCGGTTTCCCCAGCGATGGCGGAGGATCTCGCCCGTGAGGTAGGCGCCCTGTACCGGGATGCCGAGGCGGCGCTCCTTGAGCGTCTCGCGGCGGCCCTGGAGGCGGACATCGACTCCCCGCGGTGGGCCGAGCTGAAGCTCGCGACCATCGGGAACCTGCGGACCGCCGTGGAGGCCGTCGCCGAGGCGCTTCAGGCCGACACCAGCGGCGCGGTACGCCGGGCCTTGGTCGAGGCGTACAACCGCGGCCGCCAGGCGGCTGTGGCCGAGCTGGGGGCACTGGACATCGGCCGAGAGCTCGTCGCCCGCGACACCGTCCCGAACGCCCCGGCGGTCGACCGGCTGGCCGCATCCCTGGCGGAGGACACCCGGCCGTTGTACCAGCGGATCACCCGGGCCGTCGTCGACATCTACCAGCGCATCATCGGCCGGGCCTCCGGCACTCAGCTGCTCACCGGCATGACCCGGCGGCAGGCCAGCCAGCGGGCGCTCAACGAATTCGCCGCCCAGGGCATCACCGGCTTCGTCGACTCGGCGAAGCGCCGGTGGGACATGGCCAGCTACGCGGAGATGGCCGTGCGCAGCGTGACGGCGCGCGCGGCAGTCGAGGGACACATCGACGCCCTCGCCGAGATCCGCGTCGGCCTCGTCATCGTCTCCGACGCGCCGCTGGAGTGCCCGCTGTGCCGCCCGTGGGAGGGCGAGGTGCTTACCCTCGCCAGCACCACGGGCCCGCACACGGTCCGTGCCCCACGCGCCGACGGCCGCGGCACCGTCGCCGTGCACGTGGCGGGGAGCCTGACCGAGGCAAGGGGCACCGGGCTCTTTCACCCGAACTGCAGGCACAGCCTCGGCGCGTACCTGCCCGGGGTGACGACCCGGCCACCGCACCACCCGACGCCGGGGACGTCGTACGAGGACACGCAGCGGCAGCGCAGGATCGAGCGGCACATCCGCCGCTGGAAACGTGTCCAGGCCGCTGCGATGGACGACGCCGCACGGCGCCGCGCCGGGGCCTACGTACGACGCTGGCAGGCCGCCCAGCGCGACCACGTGGCCGCGCACCCGCACCTGCGCCGCAAGCCCGCGCGCGAGCAGATCGGGAGCGCGCGTTAGACCTCGTGCATCTCGCACTCGGGGTTCGTGCACTCCCTGATCATCCGGTGGTACCTGGGCTTGCTCTTCGTACCGACGTTCTCCACTGGAGTACGCACGGGGGACCCGCACATGTCGCAGTCGGCACCGAACTCGGGGTCTCTCTCATCAGCCATGGCGCGCAAGGTACATCGCGCGCGTGCAATCCGCTAACGGCCTGCCAGGAGCGGGCCTCTCGCCGCCCCAGGAGGGCAACCCCATGCACACTCGACTGCTCGCCCGCGCCCACACTCCCGGGTGGGCCCACCCCTACGGCCGCGCCCCTTTCTCCCCGGTCTTCTATGCCGACGGAGGGGACGGCGCCGCCTCCGGATCCGACCCGGCGCCCGCCGCGCAGCCCGCAGGTGACCAGGGCGGACAGCCGTCCGGACAGTCCGGAGACCCCTCCGGACAACCGCGGATGTACGACGCCGCGTACGTCGACGGCCTCCGCAAGGAGGCCGCTCAGTGGCGCACCAAGCTCCGAGAGTCTGAGCAGGCCCAGGACGCGAAGTACACCGGGCTCCTCGACCAGCTGAAGGCCGCCGGGATCAAACTGGGCGACAAGCCCGATGCCGAGGCCCTGCAGGCCAGCCTCACCGCCGCCCAGTCCGAGCGCCGTGAAGCGCTCCTGCGCGCCGCCCTCTACGAGACCCAGGCGGAGCACGGCGCCAGCCCCGGCGCACTCCGCGACTCCGTGTCCTTCCTTGACACGATCAAGGACATCGACCCCACAGACTCCACGGCCCTGGTGGCCGCGGCCAAGGCGGCACTCGCCGCCAACCCTTCCCTCTCCGCAGCCCCGGCCGGCCCGGCGCGCGGTGGCGCTGACCTCTCTGGTGGAGGCGGCAACGAACCTCGGCAGCTGACCGAGGACGACCTCTCTCGCATGACGCCCGAGCAGATCGTGGAGGCCCAGGACAAGGGGCTCCTCCGCAACCTCCTCGGCGGCTGACACCACATAAGGAGGGCCCACCGTGGCCATCACCCGTTTTCGCCCGGAGATCTGGTCCGCCAGGCTTCTGGTCGCCCTGCGCAAGACCCTCATCTACGCCGGTCCCGGCATCGTGAACCGCGACTACGAGGGCGACATCCGCGAGGCTGGCGACATCGTTCGCATCACCTCGGTGTCCCGGCCGACGATCGGCACCTACACGCCGAACTCGACTGTGATCTCCCCCGAGGAGCTCACCGACGCCCAGCGCACCCTCGCCATCGACCAGGCGAAGTACTTCGCCTTCCGTGTCGACGACGTGGACGCCCGGCAGGCCCGCGGCGACGTCATGCCCCAGGCCATGAGCGAAGCCGCGTACGCCCTCGCCGACGTCGTCGACCAGTACGTCGCCAGCCTCTACACCCAGGCGCAGACGGCGAACCAGCTCGGCACCGTCTCCGTTCCCACGGCGACCCCGACTGCGTTCTACGACAGCGTCCTCGTGCCGCTGAAGGTCAAGCTGGACGAGGCCAACGTCCCGGCCGCTGGCCGCTACTGCGTCATCCCGCCGTGGCTCCACGGCCGGGCGCTCCGCGACGACCGGTTCATCCGCGTCGACGCCTCCGGAACCAGCGAGGGCCTGCGCAACGGCATGGTCGGACGCGCCGCTGGCTTCGACATCCTTGTGTCGAACAACGCCCCGAACCCGACCGGCGACGACTACGTCGTGCAGGCCGGCAACAACACCGCGGTCTCCTTCGCCGATCAGATCAACAAGACCGAGGCGTACCGGCCGGAGTCCAGCTTCTCCGACGCCGTCAAGGGCCTTGCGCTGTACGGCGCCAAGGTCGTCCGCCCCGACGCCATCGCCACCGCGCTGGCCTCTCAGACCTGATCGGAGACTGACCCATGGCACGCACTGCTGTCGCCTACAGCGCCCTCGTCCCCAACTCCAACCTCGCCGACCCGGCCGGTACCGCGGTGTCCTCGGGCGCCGGGAACGGCGGCCAGGTCTCGGCCGCTAAGCCGGAGCTCACGGTGCTTCGGCTGTCCAACGCGTCCGGCGGCTCCGGCACCGCGACGATCCTCGCGGGCGCGCTGCCGCTGGCTGCCGCCTCGGGGCAGGGCAGCGTCACGGTGACCGTGGCGAACTCGGGCACCCAGTTCATCGGCCCGTTCGAGTCGGGTCGGTTCCTCCAGTCCGACGGCTCCCTCATCGTCGAGACCTCGGTCGCGATGACGATGACCGCGTTCCGCGTCCCGAGGAACACCTGACATGGCCGAGACGATCTACCTTCTCGGCGAGGGCGGTGGCATCCACGCAATGGACCTGCCTCTGCCCGAACCGATCGCGGACCGGCTCGCCAAGGGGCTGCTCCGCCGCGTGAACGAGGACGGCACGCCGTACGTCGAGCAGGCGGACGACGGCGTGCCCACCCCGCCCACCGAGCAGCCCGCCAAGACCGCCCCCAAGGCGGCCTGGGTCGGCTGGGCCGCTGCCCAGGGTGCGGACCCGGAGGAGGCCGAAGGCATGACCAAGGCCGACCTCATCGAGCTGTACGGAGGCGACGATGCCGCTGACCAGTGATTTCGGTATCACGGTGTCCGGAACGCAGACGAAGGTCGCGGACCTCTCGTACCCGTACGACACCCTGAACTGGCGGCGGGGCGTCCACCTGGAGTCCGGCACCACCGCAGGCAAGGCGGATCTACGGTTCACCGACACCCGCACCCTGAACGCCTCGGCCAACGAGACGCTCGATCTCGCGGGTGTCCTCACCGACGCATTCGGGGCGGCGATCACCTTCGCGCGGATCAAGTTCATCGCGATCTCCGCAGCCTCCGGCAACACCAACTCGGTCGTCGTCGGGGCGAACGGGTCGAATGACTGGGTCGGCCTCCTCAACGCGGCCGGGACCCTGACGCTCCGCCCGGGCGCGACGGTCTGCGCGATGTCTGGCGGCGCGGATGCCACCGGCATGGCGGTGACCGCGGGCACTGGCGACCTGCTGAAGATCGCCAACAGCGGTGCGGGGACCAGCGTCACGTACGACATCGTCATCATCGGCGCGAGCGCCTGAGGGAGGTGGTGGCTGTGGCCCGTGTCTACGCCACCAGCTCGCAGTACACCGAGTACACCGGGGAGGCGGCGCCGACCGACATCGACGTCCGCCTCCGCCGCGCCTCGGCGTTCCTCGACAGCCAGATCTTCCGGCTGTGCTGGTACGACGTCGACGACACCGGCCTCCCGACCAACACGCTCGTGGCCGCCGCTTTCGCGAACGCCACGTGCGCGCAGGTGGAGTGGGGCGTGCAGGTCGGCGACGTCACCGGCGCGGCTGGGGTCGGCTGGGGCACGGTCGAGATCGGCACGGCCAAGCTCTCCCGGTCTGTGACCGCGACGACTGGCGATGAGGCGCCGGGCCGGCAGATCGCGCCTGCGGTCTGGGACGCCCTGCGCTCGCCGGACCTGACGCCGGACATCCTGTGGGTGGGGGCGGTGATGACGTGCTGACGCCGCTCCCGAGCTTCATGCTCGGCCACTCGGTGGTCGTGGAACCGTACCTGGGGGCCTCCGCGTACGGCCCTCGGTACGGCACCTCGACGACGGTGGCCTGCTTCCTCGACGAACAGACCCGCCTTGTGCGGGCGCCGGACGGCCAGGACGTCACCTCCACCAGCACGTTCTACGCCCGTCCGGGCCTCGTGTGCCCAGCCGAGTCCCGGGTGACGCTGCCCGACGGCCGGGTGACCCGGGTGATCGCCCGCCTGGACCGGTCCGGCGGCGGCATGCCGACGCCCGACCACGTGGAGGTGCAGCTGCTGTGACCCAGTACACCCGCTTCCGGCCCGGGAACGCGCAGCGCCTGTGGACTTCTCGCGGGCGCAGGCTCGCGGGTGAGGGGCTACAGCGCGGCCTGGAGCACGTCCTGAACGAGTCCAACAAGCTGGTCCCGCTGGACGAGGGCACGCTGGAGCGCTCGGGCCGCACCATCCGCGACGGCCTCAACGGTGCGATCAGTTACGACACCGTGTATGCCCGCCGACAGCACGAAGAGCTCACTTGGAAGCACCTTCCCGGACGCCAGGCCAAATACCTGGAGACCGCGATCAACCGAGAGCGGAACGTCGTGCTCGACCTCATGGCGGTGGATGTGCGGAGGTGGTTCCGTGGCCGATGACCCCGACCTCCTCGACGGCCTCGCCCGCTACCTTCAGGAGCGCGGCCTCGTCACCTACGACCCCAGCGGCGTGAGCGGCGACTGCTTCATCGAGATCATGCCGTCGAGCCCGGATGAGGCGGTGGCGCTGACGATCTACGACGACCGTGTCGAGTCCGATTCGCTGCTGCCGTACGACGAGCCGAAGGTCCAGGTGCGCGTGCGGGGCACCACGGACCCGCGGGTCTCCCGCCACCGCTGCGCTGCGATCCGCTCCCACCTGCACGGCCTCGGCCCCGTGGTCCTGCCCGACGGCACGAACCTGATCCTGTCGGTCGCCATTCAGGCCGCGGCTGCGTCGATCGGCGCCGACGAGAACCGGCGCCACGAGCACGTCTGCAACTTCCGCATGGAGGTCCGGCAGACCAGCGTGCACCGCCCCTGACACCCCAACCCAGCACTGCCCGCGCCCCTCCGGCGACGGGTCATTCGTCATGCCCTGGAGGAGACATGGCAGCGCAGAAGTACAACGCGAGGGACGTCCGTTTCCAGATCGAGGACTTCCTGAACCCCGGCACGTGGACCGAGTTCCGCACCGCCCAGGCTGGCAGCGGTGAGGGCGGCATCAACACCTTCACCCTCTCGTTCGAGTACGAGTCCACCGACACCACCACCTTCGGCAGCAACGGGCGCGCCGAGGGCCAGAACATGCAGGAAGGCATGTCGATGACCCTGGAGGGCTTCCGCCTCAAGGACCCCTCCACGGGCGCCCTCGACGCCGCCCAGAGCCTGACCGAGCTGCAGGCCGCCCGCCTGGGCAACGACTCCCAGACCGGCTTCCGCTTCGCCGCCCCCGGCGACACCAACTGGACCGTGTGGGCGGACGCCTACTTCCAGCTCGGCGACCAGGGCGGCGGCAACAACGACAAGAACTCTTGGGCCGTCACCATCACCCGCTCCGGCCCGTCCACCACGGTGGCGATCGCGTGACGGCCCGCACGACGGAGGGCTGGGACGACTTCTGGACGCGGGTCAACGGCGCTGGCACGGAGACGATCCGCGACGTCGAGATCCAGGTCCCGACGGACGTCCCGCTCGCCATGGAGCAGCGCCTCAAGGCCCTGGAGGACTCCGAGTCCGAGGACGACATCCGCGAGATGGTCGGTCTCCTCTTCGGCGCCGACGTCCTCGGGCAGTGGCGCGACCGGGGTATGGGCCTCATGGAGTTCAAGGTGGTCCTGGCCTGGGGCATGGCCCACGCCTCCGGCGCCAAGGTCTCCTTCCAGGAGGCGTACGACATCGTCCTGGCCGAGGAGGCCCGGGGGGGAAAAGCGCCGGCGAACCGCGCCCAGCGCCGAGCCGCCTCGAAGACGCCGTCCGGCGGTACTGGTGGGCGGTCGAGGCCGACTTCCAGCGGGAGTACAGGCTCGGCCCCGAGGACATCTCGCGCCTGATGCGCCGCCGCTTCTACACCCTCGTGGTCGGCCTGTCGCCGGGGTCGGCGTTCATGCGGCTGGCTGGCGATGAGCTGTCGGTCATCGACGATCCCGATCTGATTCGCTCGGCGCTGCGTGGCGCCTGATTCCGAGGAGGCCCCGTGGCACTGAACGTGGGCGAGCTCGTCGGCCTCATCCGCGCGGACGACTCCGGCATGCGCCGCGGGCTGGCGAACGCCGAGCTGCGCATGCGCTCCTTCCGCCGGGACGTGGAGTCTCAGCTGCGGCAGGTCAACCACCAGTTCCGCGGATTCGACTGGGGTGGCCTGGCCAACCGGGCCCGCCCCCACTTCGCACGGATCGGCCAGGTCATCGGCCGGTTCGCGCAGACTGCTGGAGCTCAGCTCGGCAAGCTCGGCCTGTCGATCGCCAAGGTCGGCCTGGCGGTGGGCAGCGCCGTCCCGGCCGTGGCCAACCTCGCGGCGGCTGTGGCGAAGGTGGGGCCGGCCGCCGCTGTGGCCGTGTCGGGGATGCTCGCGATGCGGCTTGCTGCGGGCGCGCTGAAGATCGGCATGATCGGCGTCGAGGACGCAGTCACTGCGGCGCTGGACCCTGAGAAGGCGGAGGACTTCGAGAAGGCGCTGGCGAAGCTGGCACCGAACGCGCAGGAGTTCGCGCGCGAGGTGAAGAAGCTGGCGCCGGAGCTGCGGGCGCTGCAGCAGAGTGTGCAGAACCGGCTGTTCGAAGGCTTTGGAGACGCTCTCCAGGGGCTGGCTCGCACGGTTCTGCCGAGCGTGCAACGGGGCCTGGAGAAGGCGTCCATGAGCCTGAACCGGATGGCTCTGGGGGCGGCCACGGCGGCGCAGGGCCTCGGCCGCGACGGCACCCTCGGCAAGGCGATCCAGGGCGCCAACGACGGCCTCCAGAACCTGGAGCACGTGCCCGGCAGAGTCGTGACCGCCCTGGGGCAGCTCGGTGCTGCCGCGGCGCCTGCGTTCGACAAACTGACGAAGAAGTTCGACGAGGTTACGGCGGCCATCGCCACGAAGCTCGCAGTCGCGTTCCGCACCGGCAAGCTGAACGATCTGATCGACGACGCGGTCGCCTCGCTCGGCCAGCTCCTCCGTATCGTCGGCAACCTGGGCGCAGGCCTCCGGAACATCTTCAAGGGCGTCACCGCTGATGGCGGCGGCCTCTTCGACATCCTGGAGAAGATCAGCCAGGCGTTCGTACGGCTTACGGCATCGCGCGAGTTCCAGACGATCCTGGACGAGCTGTCCAAGACGGCCGGAACGCTCGTCGACGCCATCCTGCCGATCCTGCTGGAGGCATTCGTCCAGCTCGGCCCCGTGATTGAGGAGCTCGCCCCGGTCGTCCGCGATTTCATCGAGGCGATCGGCCCCGAGCTGGTGCCGATCATCCAGGAGCTCGGCCCCGTCCTCGTGGACATCGCGGAGATCCTGCGCGACCAGCTGCCTATGGCGATCGAGATCACCAAGGCAGCGATCGACGTCATCGTCATCGCCCTGCAGGGCCTCCAGTGGGTCCTGGAGAACGTGGTGCAACCGGCCGTGGGGGCGGTGGCGGACGCCTTCAACTCGGACTTCGCTCGGGCGCTGCGCGGGGGTTCGCAGCTCACCGCCACGAAGCTCGGCGAGATCGGGACCAACTTCAACTCCTTCCGGCAGCGCGTGGCGAACACGATCCAGGGAGCGATCGGCGCGCTGGGTACCTTCGCATCCAACCTGCGTAGCCGCTTCTCGCAGGCCGTGGCCGACCGCGTGGCGGAAGTCGTCCGGTATCTCCAGGGCCTCCCCGGACGCATCCGAGGAGCCCTCGGCAACCTCGGAGGCCTGCTCTACAACGCGGGCCAGAACCTCATCCGGGGCTTCATCCACGGCATCCAGTCGATGGTCAGCAGTCTCCGCTCCACCCTCGGCGGCATCACGGCGAGCCTGCCCGACTGGAAGGGCCCAGCCGAGACCGACGCCCGGATCCTCACCCCGGCCGGCCGGTCGGTGATCGCCAGCTTCCAGGCTGGTATCGCGGCGCAGGTGCCCGCGCTTCAGCGGCAGCTCGCCGGGATCACCACTGGCCTCCCGGGGATGGCGATGGGCCAGGTGGCCCCGGCCGCTGGCGGGTACGGCGGGGCGGCCGCGCCGCAGCCGATCGTCATCGAGCTCCGGGGTCCAGGCCTGAAGGATGTCATTACCGACATCGTCCAGGTGTCGGGCCGCGGCAATGTTCAAGTCGCCTTCGGGCAAAGGTAGGAGGCAACCGTGCCGGTCCCCGACGCCCGCGCAGAGCTCCAGATCGCCGGTGCCTGGACCGACGTCACCGACTACGTCGTCCAGTCCACCGGCGTGCAGCTGTCCCGGGGCCGGTCCGACGAGGGCCGCACCGTGGACCCCGGGGCCGGCACTGCCACCCTTCTCTCGCCCAACGGCCTGTTCTCCAATCGCAACCCGTACAGCCCCTACTCCGGCAAGCTCCCCCGTAACACCCCAATCCGGGCCTCGGTCGCCGGGGCCACGCCTGCCCTGTACGTCCCCGAGGGCGTCGCTGGCCGGGCCTCGACTCCCGACGCCTCAGCCCTGGACATCACGGGCGACATCGACGTCCGCGTCGACGTTGCTCCGCTGCAGTGGTGGGGTGTCGGTAACGGGTTCGAGCTGATCGGCAAGTACCTGGTCACCGGGGACCAGCGCTCGTGGCGGCTCATCGTCACGGGCGAGGGCGAGCTCCTCTTCACCTGGTCGCCGACCGGCACGAGCACAATCCTGGAACACCGGTCACCGCAGATCCCCATCCTCCGTCAGCGGCAGGCCGTCCGCGCCACCCTCGACGTCAGCAACGGGCTTGGCGGCTACACCGTGACCTACTTCGTCGCGGAGACCCTGGCCGGCCCGTGGACCCAGTTCGGGCAGACCGTCACCACGAGCGGCACCACCAGCATCTTCAACTCGTCGGCGCCGTTGGAAGTCGGCGACATCGCCTCGATCCTGTTCACCAACTCGGAGCGCCGCATCTACGCCGCCGAGGTCCGCAACGGCATCGGCGGCACTGTCGTCACCAACCCCGACTTCACCATCCAGACAGTAGGCGGTACCAGCTTCGCCGACTCGACCGGGAAGACTTGGACCGTCGCAAACGGCGCGAGCATCAGCAGCCGTGTATCCCGCGCCGTGCACTCGGTCCCCACCTGGCCTGCCCGCTGGCACGTCTCCGGGCACGATCAGCGCGCTCCGATCCAGACCGCCGGCATCCTGCGACGCCTCGGGCAGGGAACGAAAGCTCTCGCGTCCACGCTGCGGCGCCGTGTTCCCTCCTACACGCCGCTCGCGTACTGGCCGATGGAGGACGGCGAACTCGCCACCCAGGCGGCCCCGGCGATCGGCCTCAGCGGCCCCCTGCGCGTCACCGGCTTCTCCTTCGCCCAGGACACCACCCTGCCTGGGGCCTCGACCCTGCCAGCTGTGGACACGGATGCCACGATGCGGGGCATGGTCCCGCCGCCCAAGAGCGCGACCACATCATGGGCGCTGGTCATGCTCTACCGAACGGACAACCCGCCCGGAACAGAGCAGGAGTGGCTGACGTGGCGCACCACAGGCACCTACCGCCGGTGGCGCATCACGCACAGCACCGCCGGATCCCACATCCAGGCGTACGACGCCACCGGCACGCTCATCCTGAACTCCGCCCTCGGGACAACCAGCACCCAGTTCGTTTCCTGGCAGCGGCTGGAGGTACGGGCCCGGCAGAACGGAGGGAACATCGACTACGAGGTGGAGATCACGAAGGTCGGCGGCACCGGCGTGTTCTTCGCTGGGTCGGTGGCCGGGACGGTCGGCATCGTGTCGCAGATCGACACCCGCATCGGAACCGTCTCAGACCTTCGGCTGGGGCATCTGTCTGTCTTCACCGACCACGCAGCGTCGTCCGCGGCCTACGACAGCGCCGACCATGGCTTCAATGGCGAGACCGCCCGGGCGCGGATCCTGCGGCTGGCCGCAGAGGAGTCGAGCACGGTCAGTGTGTCGGTCTGGGACGGCGATCTGACACGGGACACGGAGAAGATGGGGCCGCAGCGCCCGGCCGCGCTGTACGACCTGCTTCAGGAGGCGGCCGACGCCGACGGCGGCATTCTCTACGAGGACCCGGGCCGGTCCGCGCTCGTCTACCGGACGCGAACGTCGCTGGAAAACCAGCCGGTACGCCTGACCCTGGACTACGGCAAGGTGGCGCCGCCGTTCGAACCGACGGAGAACGACCTCACCCTCCGCAACATCGTTGATGTGCAGCGCGCGGGCGGCTCCTCCGGCACCGCCGTTCTCGACGAGGGGCCGCTCACGCCCGACAAGATCGGCGTGTACGACGAGTCCGTCGTCCGCAGCCTCTACCTGGACGAGCAGGCCCCCATCCATGCCGGATGGCGGCTGCACCTCGCGTCGTGGGACGAGGCCCGGTACCCGGCCGTGCACATCATGCTGCACAAGAGCCCAGACCTCATCCCCGCAGTGGCAGCGCTCGGGATCGGCGACCGCATCCAGATCACCAACACGCCATCGTGGATGCCGCCCGGCCCAGTCGATCTGATCGTGCAACGCATCGACGACGACATCCGCTCCCTCACCTGGGACGTCACGCTCACCTGCTCACCCGCGGGCCCATGGACGGTCGGCGTCGTCGGTGATGCAGACCTCGGCATCGTGGACACGGACGGCTGCACCCTGGCCATCGCCGTGGACGCCGACGACGACACGTGGACGGTGACGTCGACCGGCACCCGCTGGATCAACTCGACGGCGTTCCCCACCGAGTTTCCGTTCGACTGGGAGATCGGCGGCGAGGTCGTCACCGTCACCTCGATCACCGGCACTGGCAGCAGCCAGGGCGCCACCGTCATCCGCTCCGTGAACGGCATCGTCAAGAGCCACGCGGTCGGCGAGCCCATCCAGCTTGCTCAGCCCGCGTATCTCGCCCTGTAGGAGGTGACCCGTGTCGTTCTGGCTCGCGGGCATGCGGATCACCGCTACCCGCCTCAACCTGTACAAGTCGATCGTCAAGGACACGACGGCCGGCCGGACCACCACCTCTACGACCTTCGGAAACTTGTCGGGTGGCGCGTTCTCCACCTCGGTGCTGGTGCCTGCCTCCGGGGTGGTCACGGTCTCCGTCCGGGCGACAGGCCGCAACCCGACCGCCAACGGAATCACCAGCTACACCGCGGTGGGCACCGTGTCGGGGACTGTGGTCTCAGCGTCCGACGTCGAGGCGCTGGTTGTCTCCAGCATCGGCGCCAACCAGCCGCACATGCTGCGCGACATGCTCACCGGCCTCTCCCCGGGGGAGACGCTGACGGTGACGACGCAGCACCGCGTGAATACGGCCAGCACGGCGACCTACGACTTCCGCCAGATCCTCCTCGAAGGACTCGGCTAACCCCAGATCGGAGCACCTCATGCCCATCGTCGTGCAGCGCTACGAGAGCATCCAGTACGACGGCACCAACGGCGCTGACATCGTCGAGTGGCTGAACGGGTCGGTGGACTTCGTCAGCGACGACGGCAGCCACCTCGCCCTCAACTACGTCGGCTCCCAGCGGACCCTCGCGGTCGGCGACTGGATCATCGCTGGCGGAACCGGCGCCTTCCGCGGCTTCTCGACGGAGATGACGCCCGACATCTACGCCGGGTGCTGGCGCGAGCTTCCCGCCTGACCGACTCCCTTCCCCGTACGCCCCGAGCCTGCTGGCCGGGGCCTTTCTCATGTCTGGAGGTCGCCATGGCGATCGTCCCGCGCTCCCAGTGGGGCGCCCCCGCGACCAGCCCGGCCGCGTTCATCGGCTCCACCCGCGGCGTGAAGGTCCACTACCTCGGCACGCCCTACTCCTCCCGCCCGCACTCCGATTGCGCCGCGTACGTCCGCCAGATCCGCGCCTCGCACCTCGCGAACCGCAAGGAGAACTACGTAGACGTCGCGTACAACTTCCTCGTCTGCGAGCACGGCGACGCCTTCGAAGGACGCGGCGTTCATCGGCGCACCGGCGCCAACGGCAACCAGGAGCTGAACCACCAGGACTACGCGGTGTGCGCGCTCCTCGGCTCGTCCGGCCTGACGAAGCCGACCGACGCCATGCTCGGCGGGATCCGGGACGCGATCGAGGAGCTCCGCGAGCACGGCGGCGCCGGGTCCTGGATCGGCGGCCACCGCGACGGCTACGCCACGGACTGCCCGGGTGACGCCCTGTACGACTGGGTGAAGCGCGGTGCTCCTCGCCCGGGCCCGGCGCCGAAGCCGCCGGCGGCCGGCGGGGCGCCGCGGCCCGTGGTGGACCTGTCCAAGCTCGTGGCGGCGGCCAAGAGCGACCCACCGAAGAAGGGCACCCCGGTCTCGTACTACGGCGTGAAGACGGTCGAGGCGGCTCTCGTCGCCGAGGGCCTGCTCGCGCGGGATGTCGCCGACGGGCACTTCGGTACGGCCACGGTCGCGGCCTACGCGGCGTGGCAGCGCCGGTGCGGCTACAAGGGTGCGGGCGCCGACGGCGTCCCGGGCGCCGAGTCCCTCCGCAAGCTGGCCGCCAAGCGCGGCTTCACCATCACCCCCTGACCTAGGAGTTCTCCATGTCTCGTCTCGTCCTCGACACCGTCGAGCGCGTCGTCGGTACGTACGCTGTGGCGTTCCTCGGCCTGCTGCTCGCCGACGGCGTCGACCTCACGGACGTCGGCTCGCTGCGGGCGGCGGCGATCGCCGCGATCCCGGCCGGCCTGTCCGTGCTGAAGGCCGCGGTGGGCACGCTGATCGGCGACAAGACCACGGTCGGCTGGATCTCGCGGCCCCCGCGCGTCTGATCGGAGTAGCACGTGCCGACCGACCCGACTCTCGGTGAGGTGATGCGTCGCCTCGATGATGTCCGCCAAGATCTGAAGGAGGACCTCCGAGAGCTGGGTACGCGCCTCGACGGCAAGGTGTCGATGGAGCGCTACCAGCTGGAGCAGCTGGCCCGGGACGAAGCCCTACGGCTGCTCGCCGAGCGGGTCACCGCGATCGAGGGGTCCCGCGTGCAGGAAGCGAAGGACAAGCAGCAGGAGGACCAGCGGATCGCCGATCGGCGCGCAGGTGACCGCCGCCTGTTGTTCAGCGCCCTCATCGCCCCGGTTCTGCTGCTGCTCTTGACCGTCTACATCCAGGCCCGGGGGGCGGGAGCGTGAGGCACAAGACCAGCACGGCCGGGGTCCGGCGGCGGCCCGGGGATGTGGCGTTCTGGCTTGCGGTTGCGGGGGCCCTGGTCGGGTTCGCGTTCGTCGTGATCACGATGCAGGGCCTCGCGCACGACCTGCGCGCGGCGAACACGGCCCGGGACGCGCTCGCTACGCAGGTGGAGCGGCTCGGCGAGAAACCTGTGGCCGGGCCGCCAGGGTCCCGTGGCGAGCCCGGCCGCAGTATCGAGGGCCCGCCGGGGCCAACGGGGCCGGCGGGCGACCCCGGCCCGTCGGGGCCCGTGGGGAAGCCGGGCCCGAGCGGTCCGCCTGGTCCTTCGGGGAGTGCGGGGGTGGCTGGTACGGACGGCGTGGGGGCGTCCGGACCGGCAGGGCCTACCGGGCCACCAGGACCCACCGGACCGCCGGGGCCCGCGGGCGCGCAGGGCGAGCCGGGACCGGCCGGGCGGGACGGCGCCGCTGGCCGGGACGGTACGGATGGGCAGGCCTGCCCGGACGGGTACACGCTCCAGCCGCTAGCCGGGGACCTGAACGTCTTGGCATGCCAGCGGGCCGCGCCGCCTGCGCCGTTGAAGGGCCGCGCCAAGGCCGACCGATGATGAACGATGCCCCCTCTCGCGCTACGGCGCGGGAGGGGGCACTTTCGTGCGTTATGGATCACATGAAGTCGGCCTTGCCCTCTACGCTGGCAGGTGTCGAGTCTGACCAGAGATTGGGGCAAGGCCGTGTCATCTGATGCTACCCCGGACCCGTACGATCACCCGGTCGCTTTCGGGCAGCGCATGAAGATCCTCCGCGAGAGCAGGGGCATGAGCCGCGAAGTCCTCGCCGGCCTCCTCGGCAAGACTCCGGACTGGGTGAGGGACGTCGAGCGCGGCAAGGTCCGGCCCCCGGGTATCGACGTGGCGCTCCGCATCGCGCAAGCGCTGCGGGTCCGGGATCTCGCCAACCTCACAGGACACCCCGACGTGAAGATCAGTCTCTTCCAAGGCCCTGGCCACCCCCGCCTCGCCGCCGTCCGCGCCGCGGTGGACGCCCTGCCGATCGGCACTCCTACCGCCGCCCCGCCGCGCGCCGAGCACCTCCGGGCGCGACTGGCTGCCGCGTGGGCCGCCCGGCATTCCGCCCCGGACCACCGTGAACGGATCGGCGCGCTGCTGCCGGACCTGATCCGCGATGCCCAGCTGGCCGTGCAGATCGCCGAGGCGCCGGCCGAGTGGCGGGCGGCGCAGGCGGTCCTCGCCGAGGTGTACAGCCTCAGCCAGTTCTTCCTCGCCTACCAACCTGATCCGTCCCTGCTGTGGCGCGTCGCCGAGCGGAGCATGGTCGCCGCGCAGCAGTCCGCGGACCCGCACACGATCGGCGTCTCGGCGTGGCTCCTCGCGCAGGCACACCGCGACACGGGCCCGGACCACTACGACGCGGCGGACACGATCACACAGCAGGCACTCGACTACCTCACCCCGCTCCTGCCGGACTCTGACGACCCGGTCCTCGCCATCGCCGGCGCCCTTACGTTCGAGGCTGGGTATACGGCAGCCCGCCGCGGCGAGACGGCGACCGCGTGGCGGTACTGGGAGACTGCTCAGGCCATGGCCGACCAGCTGCCCGGCGCCTATTACCACCCGATCACGTCGTTCTCGCAGGCCATCATGGGCGCCCACGCCGTCACTGTCGCGGTCGAGCTGCATTCCGGCCGGGAGTCGGTACGGCAGGCGGCCCGTGCGGACGCGGACACGATCCCGTCCCGGCCTCGGCGGGCCCGGCACCGGATCGAGCAGGCCCGCGGCTACCAGCTCGACGGTCAGCCAGAGGCGGCCATCGCGACCCTGGACCAGGCGTACGAGGCGGCGCCCGAGACGATCCGCTACAACGGGTACGCGCGGGCGATCATCCTGGAGGAGACCGAATCCAAGGTCACCGCGCACCGCCGCCGCGCCTCCGAACTCGCCGTCCGGGTGGGCCTCCTGGCCGCCTGACGAAGGGGGGAGATTCTCCCCCTCTACTCGCCCGGGGCGCTTCTACCGTGAGGTCAGCAGATGACCTTGCGGAAGGAGCGCCCCGTGTCGCAACAGATCACACCACCGGCGCGCCCCTGCACGTACTGCCCGAACTCGGGTGCGGACTGCTGTGTCCGGGTCCAGCAGGCGACCGGCGAGCACATCTACGCGCACCAGATCTGCGCGAAGCTCCGCGGGGTGTGGCCGCCGCTGTACGTCTTCCTCGACGACGGCGAGGAGCGCACGGCCGGGGCGGTGTCGTGACGGCCCGCCCGACGCCCGCCGCTCACGTCCGCGCGGAGTGCCAGGCGGACTGGCACACCGCATGCAAGGTCGGCGAGGTCCGCACCTGCTACGGAGATCTTGTGTTCACCGTGCGCTGCGCCTGCCCCTGCCACCGACCTGTCGAGGAGACACCATGAAGTGCGACCGCTGCGGCCACGAGATCACCGGCGAGTACGAGGAGACGGTCCCGTTCTCCGAGCGGGCGGCCCGGCCGACGGTGTACACCCACAAGCCGCTGTGCCAGCTCCCGGCGAGTGAGCCTCGCCGGAGTCCCACCGACCCCTACTCGTGGGCGTGACGGCGGATCCGCCCGCGAGTAGGCCAGACCGCCCCGGCCGGTATCCGTTCCCCCACGGCCGGCCGGGGCTACCTCACGAGCTCAGCGAGGGGGACGCCGATCGCGTCGGCGATGAGGAGCAGGGTGTCGAGGGTGGCCGCTGCGTGGCCCTGCTCGATGCGGTTGTAGTTCGGTCGTTCCATCTCGCAGCGGTGGGCCACGGCCTCTTGCGTGAGGTTGGCTTGGAGGCGGGCCGCCCGGATCTCTTGGCCGATCTGGCGCCGACGGGCAACTACCCAGTCTGGCGATCCGGTGGGGCGTGGCACTCGTCCACGCTCGCGGCATCAAGATCGAATGTCTGTACTGTTGACGATACATCTAGTGATCATGTGAACTGTGCCCGCAGCTGCGGAATCGTTCCCTCCTCAAACTCCTGCCGCCCGCGGTCTCGGCGGATCACGGCCGAGCAGGAAGTAGCCCCGACCGCCATACGGTCGGGGCTACGCTCATAGGGGCTGGTCGCAGGCACGCGTTTTGCACACGTTGATCGTCGTCAATGTGAACAAAACATGCTCCTCATCAGGCGAGGCATACGGGTCACGCCCAGGGATCAGACTCCCACATCGGGTGGATCTCGACCCCGAACCCCTTCTCCTGCCGCACCAGCGCTACCCGGCGAATCAGCTGCTTCAGCATGCCGTTCTTCTCCGCCGCGTTCAGCAACTCCCACTCCTCCGCCAGGCCGACGATCACGGGTTCGTAGTCGGACTGCCTCGGCGTCAGCTCGACCACGGACACCCGCTCAAGCGCAGCTGTCGTCACTTCCTGCTGCTGCCGGATACGGGCCACCGCATCCTCGTACTCGCCCGGCTCGTAGTCGTCCGGGTTCATGGCGCGGTCCGCACGCAGGTTCGCCAGGGCCTGCTTCTGCTTCGCCGCCTCCCCCTCCAGGCGCGCCCGCTCGCGTGCCGCCGCTGCCCGGCCGTCGGCCGCAGGTTCTCGTGGCGCTGGCACGCTGGGTGCCCTGTCGATGGCGGGGCCCTGCTTCATGAGCCACTCGTGTACCAGCTGTTCAACCTCGGCGCGCGCCGCGTACACGCCCTCGCAGCCATGCTTGCTGGTGGTGGCACGACGCCCGCACATGTAGTTGTGACCCTTGATGGACTTGGGCCGACCGTCAACCATGCGGATCGCACTCTGCACGGGCGTCGTGCCGCGGCAGCCAGCGCAGCGCAGCAGGTTGGTGAGCGGGTACAGCGCTGTCCGTGCTCGGGGTGGGGTCTTCTTCATCTCCTGTCGCCGTTCCTGGTACTGCTGCCACAGTTCAAGGCCGACGAGCTCGTCTTGCGCCCCTGGGACGAAGACCGAGTTGGGGCAGTTGTTCTGCTTGCCTGGCGGGCAGGGGCACTTGGGGTTGTGGATGCGGAGGAGGCCGGCGCAGAAACCGCTGTCCATGTAGCGGATGAGGGTTTGTACCGTCCAGAGGTTGCCGCGGGTGGTGCGCCAGCCTGCCGCGTTGAGCTGGTCGAGGAGCGCGTAGAACGGGGCGCCGCCGATGTACTGCCGGTACCGATCGGCCATGACGGGGCCGGTGACGGGGTCGGCTGCGTACTTCTCGTCCTGGAGGATCCAGCCGCCCTTGCCGTCGGGGAGCCGACGGGGGGTCCAGACATAGCCGAAGCGGGGCCGGCCGGTGGCGGGGACGTGCATGGTGTGGATGCGGTGTTGGTGGGTCTCGCGCCACTGTTCGCCGCGGACGTCGGATTCGTAGGCGGCGAATTCGAACAGGATGCCGCGTTGGAGGCGGCCGGTGGCGGTGCGCGCGTCGGCTTCCTCGGTGGCGGATTCAAGTTGCCCTCCGACGTCTTCGAGGCGCTTGAGGTTGACAGCGATGCCGTCGCGGGAGCGGCCGAAGCGCGAGTACTTCCAGACGACGACACCGCGTGCCTCGCCTGTCTCGACGCGCTCGATGCACCGCATGATCTTGCGCTTGAAGTGCCGGCCTGAGACGTCGAGGTCGTCGATCCAGTCGACGACGCGTCGGCCTGTGCGCTGCTCCCATGTCTTGATCGCGGCTCGCTGGAGCTCGGGCGAGATTTTCTCTTCTGTCCAGGTGGAGACGCGGATATACGCGAGCCAGGGCTCGCCCTCGGTGGGCGAGCCCTGGTGGCTGTTGGCGCGTGGTGTCACTGTGCCTGCCGTTCGTGCTGGCGTGGGAGGTCGGAGCGGATCGGTACAACAGTGCCCCCGGACGGAGGGGTGTCCAGGAGGCCAAGGGTTACGTGCTGGAGGCCGAGCTTGTAGCCGGCGGTGTGGATCTCTTCGCGTTCGCGGGCGGTGAGCTGGTTGGTGCGGTGGAGGGTGGCGCAGACCAGGAGCGTGGCGGTGGCGATGGTGGCGAGGATCCCTGCGCGCGTGATGTCTGCGCTGCTGAGGAGCATTCCTGTCAGCCCGACGCCGAGGCTGGCGATGAACAGTGCGCTGAGCAAGGTGAGCAGGTTGCGTGTGGACACTGACGTACCTCCGTGCGTTCAGTTCTGTGCGGCCTGCCCCCCGCTCCGTCGGCGTCGTTTACGGAGGGTGTCTACGGTCGTGCGGAACAGCTCCCGGTCGAGGTCGTCGTCGATGCCGAGGGCATCGGCGGCCTCGTCGGGTGTCATGGGGTGGGGGGTTGGCGGTGGGTCTTGGACGGACCGGAGTTCGGATTCGTCGAGGATGCCAGCTCTGACGAGTACCTCGCCGAGGGGATGGCGGATCGCGTCGGCGAAGTTGGTGAGGACCTTGATGTCCTTGACGTCACCGGTGTTGATCAGGCGTCCGACGCTGGCGGCGCTGATGCCGGAGTCCTCGGCGAAGCGGGAGCGGCCGCCGCTGCGGAGGCCGCTGACGTCGTAACCCTGTCGGGTGATCTGCTCTTTTGCCCAGGCGGCGAACGCGGCGTTGTCGCTGCTGATCTTGTTTTTCATGCTTGAAAGATAGCGCGACACGCGATGCCACGGAACACCTCCTTTCGGCCAGCGAGTTTCGATCGAGCGTGCGCACAGAAATCGAACACAGCCTCCTGAGCTGTAGTTCAACATCGAACGCGCTACAGAAAGTATGAGCCTCGCGTCACTCTGTCAACAGTGAAAGAACCGTAAAGGCTGACACCTCACCCACTCCACCTTTCACGCGTGACAGATACGTGCTACCTTTCTCTCACGCCAGACAGATCTGTCAGGCAGGAAAGGTACGACGCATGTACGACCGAACCCAGCTGCGAGCCGCAGCAGCTGCCCAAGGGCAGCACAACTACGTAGACCTCTCCAACCACTTGAAGGTTGCACAGTCCACCGGTTGGCGCCTCTGGTACGGCAAGAACGCCCCCAGCATCGGCACCGCCCGCAAGGTCGAGGACGCCTACGGGCTCACCCTCCACCAGCTCCTGCAGTTGAAGCAGGTTGCCGCATGAGCGGCCGCATCATCCCCCGCGCCGAGTGCATCACCGGCGCCCGCAGCGTCCTGGACCAGGCCCGCCGCCGCATCGCCGCGGACTATGCCGCCGGCCGTCTCTCCCCCGAGCAGACGGCCGCGTACGAGCGACTGATCACGAGGGCCCGCCTCGCGGCCGCTGCCTGAGCAAACAAAACGGGGCCGCCCGGACGCGCATCCGGAACAGCCCCTCGGAATCCCTCAACCACTCAGAGAAGAGGAACCCGTGAGCATCAACCTTACCCGCCCGACCCCCGTCATCCCGGTGGTCCCGGCACCTGTCGCCGATCTGCGGAACGCCCTCATGCACGCGCTGTCCGTCGCGGAGACCGTCGCCGCTGGCCTGGCCGACCTGCCGACGAGCGTGAGCGTGGCGGACGCGCACAACGGCGCGTATCGCGTCGAGCTGTACTTCCACCACGAGCCGGAGCAGGTGGCGCGTTTCGCCGACCAGTTCGGCGCCGACGTGAGTGTGGAGCCGCACTACAACGAGGACTCGTCGACGTTCACGTCGGCGGACGCGGTGGTCGACGGTGTGGCTGTCCGCGGGTGGGCGCTCGTGCGCCACGAGGCGGTGGCGGCGTGAGCGCCCGCGAGGAGCGCCAGCCGGTGGAGCCGGTCGCGCTGACCGAGGACCAGCTCGACGCGTTGAGCGCTGCGGGGAACCGGGCGCTGAACGACCACTACCACGACGACCTGTGCCACTGCCGGGAGTGGCCGGAGAGCTGCGCGACCCGCGGCTACTTCATGGGCATGTGGGACACGGGCGCGTTCGACATCGGTCTCGGTGCGGTGCTGGGCCTGTGGGAGTCGATGCGAACGGACGCGACGGCGGCCGAGCTGACTGTGGCCCGGGACCGCATCGCCGAGCTGGAGGCCTACGCCTACGGCTGCGATGCCGAGGGCTGCATCGCCCCGCACTCGTCGTGGTGCGACGTGGCCCAGAAGGCCGCCGCGGAGAACAACGGCTGCACTTGTGGCCAGCCGCTGTCGCACGCCATGCACTGCTGGACGGTCAACCCGCCTCGAAACGAGGTCGAGGAGTTGCGCCGCGTCCTGGCGTCGTACGGCTCTCTGGAACTCGGCGCCGTCGACGGCCGAGTGTCTGCGGCGTGCAGCAACTCGGAGCACCCGACGTGGCTGCGGGCCCGGGACGACATCCGCGGGTGCCCGTGGTGCCGCGTCTCGGAGTTGGAGGCGGAGCGGCACTCGACGAACGAGGCCCTGTCCAAGGCGGTCGAGCGGCTCGCCGAGCTGGAGGCGTTGACGCCCGCGCCGATCCAGACCTGCCGGACCTGCGGCGCCGGATACACGCTCGGCCAGCCGTGCAACACCTGCCAGTTCCAGGCCCGGATGGCCGCCGAGCTGGCGGCTCGGCAGCAGCCGGTCGAGGAGTCGTACGACTCGATCCCCCGGTTCTCGGCCGAGGAGATCGCGCGGTGGCAGGCCCGGCAGTCGGAGGACCCGCACGACTCGCCGCTGCACCACGACTACACGCTCGGCCGCGAGCTGCCGACCGCCCACCCCACCGACGCCGGGAGCGCCCTGTGAGCAACGACCGTACGCCCATCACCGGGCCCATCCCGATCTACGTCCGGCAGATCCCCGCTGGGATCGTCCTCGACCTGGACGCCCTGACCCGCCTCGTCGTCGGTGACGTCCTCGACGCGCTCCTCGACGGCGACTCCACGGACCTGTGGGACCAGCTCCTGGAGCTCGCCGCCGACGGCACCGCGCCGACGCCGGAGGACCGCCTGCCGTACGAGGCGCTCGTCTCCGAGCTGACGGAGCGCGCGTCGTCGCGGGTGCCGCTGTACGGCGGCCGGGCGTCCGAGCTCGCCGACCGGCTGCTGCAGGCCGGACGCCTCCGCAAGGTGCCGGGCCCGCGCCAGGGCGGTGCTGCCGCGTGACTGGCACCTGCCCCGAATGCCACCTGCTCTTCGAGTACTGCACCTGCGGAGGCACCCGATGACCGAAGCTGAGCAGCTGCTCATCGCCGCCGCCGACCTCAACAAGGAGGCCGAGGCCGCCGAGAAGAGCTCGCGCCCCGTCGAGATCCCGGCGCCGGTCGCTCGCGAACTCGCCTACTTCCTGGAGCACCACGGACGGCTGGTCGCCCGCGCTGGCAGCCTCCGCGCCCTCGGGCGTGCCGAGTACGCCGCCGAGTTCGCCCACGACATCGCCCGCAAGCACCTCGGGGGCGCCTCGTGACCACCACCGTGCTGGCCGGGGAGCAGTCCCCGGCCGCCGGCCCGGTGATGCTCTCCGGGATCCCGGCCGAGGAGTACCACGCGGACCGTACGTCGGTGTCCTCGTCCGGCCTGCGGGCGCTGCTGGCGCCCGGCTGCCCGGCCCAGTTCCAACACGACCGCCTGAACCCGGCGCCGCCGAAGAAGACGTTCGACCTGGGACACGCCGCCCACAAGCTGGGGCTCGGCGAGGGCCCGGACCTGGTGGTCGTCGAGGGCGACCGCTGGGACACCAAGGCCGCGAAAGCCGAGGTGGCGGAGGTCCGCGCCGCGGGCGGAGTGCCGCTGAAGCAGGCGGAGATGGACCAGGTCGAGGCCATGGCCGCCGCGCTCCGTGCGCACCCGCTGGCCGGCCCGCTCCTGGCGCCCGGCACAGGCCTGGCCGAGCAGTCCCTGTACTGGACGGACCGCGAGACCGGCGTCCGGTGCCGGGCCCGCCCGGACTGGCTGAAGCAGCTACCCGGCCTGGTCCTGTGCGTCGACTACAAGTCGTGCGCCGACGCCTCGCCGGTGGCCGTGTCGCGGGCGATCCGGGACCACGCCTACCACCAACAGGACGCCCTCTACATCGACGGCATCCAGACCGTGCTCGACCCCGAGCAGGTCCGATTCGTCTTCGTCTTCCAGTCCAAGACCGCGCCCTACCTGGTGACCGTCCGCGAACTCCACCAGCAGGACCGCGACATCGGCCGCGCCCGCAACCGCCGCGCCCTGCACATCTACGCCGAGTGCGAGCGCACCGGCATCTGGCCCGACTGGACCGGGCCCACCACCGAAATCCCCCAGATCGGCATGCCCACCTGGGACACGATCCACCAGGCTGAGGAGTACCTCCAGTGACCGAGATCGCCACCCGAGACCAGGCCCTGCCCGCCGAACAGCAGCCCGCCGCCCCCATCCCGACCCCGGGGACCACCGCGCTCATGGCCTGGGCCCAGGAGGCGGACCTCGCCTACCAGATGGCCCAGAAGCTCGCCGCCACCTCGTTCGTCCCCCAGACCCTTCGGGGCAAGCCCGGCGACATCGCCGCCGCGATCCTCGCCGGCGCCGAGCTCGGGCTGAAGCCGATGGCCACCCTCAAGTCCATCGACATCATCCAGGGCACCCCGGCCCTGCGGGCGCACGCCATGCGTGCCGTCGTCCAGCAGCAGGGCCACGAGGTCGAGCTCGTCGAGAGCTCCCCCCGACACTGCGTGATGCGCGGCCGGCGTAAGGGCTCCGAGACGTGGCAGCAGGTCCGTTGGGACCTGGAGCGAGCTGCGCTGATGAAGCTCACCGAGAAGGGCGAGTGGAAGAAGCAGCCCCAGAACATGCTCGTGGCCCGGGCCACCGGCGAGCTGTGCCGCCTGATTGCTTCCGACGCGCTGCACGGCATGGCGTACGTCTCCGAGGAGCTGGAGGGCACGGCCCACGCCGAGGTGGTCCCGCAGCGGGCGCCGTTGAGCATCGCCGCGATCACCGCCCCGACGACCATGCCGGTCGCCCCCGCCCCGGCGGACGCCGAGTACACCGTCACCCGCGACGACGCCGAGGCGGGCGTGTGGGACCAGGACGCCGCCGACGACTCCGTCGACTGGCCCGAGACCGCGCAGCCCGGCGCCGGAGAGGTGGCGTGATGCGACTCCCCTTCGTCTCCCGCCGCTACGCCCACGGCGCCATCGCCGTCGCCACGGCCGGACTCCGCGCCGACCTCGAAGCCACCCAGGCCGAACTCGCGGACCTGCGCGCCGAGGCGGCGAAGCGCGAACAGCAGGCTGCCGACGAGCAGCCGCCGGCCGCCGTCGAGCACACCGAGCTGTGGTCCCTCATCGACTGGAGCCTGTGGGGCTCCGGCATGGGCGACACCTTCCGCGAGCAGCTCGCCGACCAGTTCATCGCCGCCATCACGCCCGAGCAGCACGCGCAGGCCCTCGAACTCATCCGGTGGTGGACCGAGGACTGCGGCCGCGAGCCCCTCGGCCGCCGCCGCTACGAGGACCAGCAGCGCCGCCTGCACCGGGCGCTCCGGGCCTGTGCCCGGTACCGCGCGCAGCTCGCCATCGAGAAGCGCGTCGTCCGCAGACTCGGCACCCAGCTCCTCGACGCCCCCGGCTACCAGGGCAAGTCGCTCTTCCCCGCCGCCCGCACCCTGCTCGACCTCGACCAGGAGGACCCGAAGTGACCACCTCCACCATGACCCCCGCGGCCGGGATGACCCGCCTCCCGGCCACGGGCACCAAGCCCCTCCCCCCGCACGGCACCCTCTCGCGCGTCAAGGGCTACGGCTGCAAGTGCGATGCCTGCCGCAAGGCCAGCCGCGACTACACGAACACCCGTGTCCGGCTCATGGCCTACGGCCGCTGGCAGCCCTACACCGACGCCGAGCCCGTCCGCGCGCACATCCGCATGCTGTCCAGCTTCGGCATCGGCGTCCAGCGGACCCGCGTCGCCGCCGGCATGTCGAACGGCAGCCTGTCCCGCCTGCTGTACGGGCGGGGCGGGCAGCGCGGGATGTCGCGCCGGATCCGTACCGAGACCGCCGATCGCATTCTCGCCATCCGGCCGTCGCTGGACCTGGTTGCCCCGTCTGCCCTCGTCGACAGCACCGGCACCCGGCGCCGACTGCAGGGCCTCGTCGCCGTCGGATGGCCGCAGATCGAACTGGCCCGCCGCACCGGCATCGACAAGATGACGATCAACGACCAGCTGCACCAGACGTCCACCACGGCGTACGGCTCGACCGCACGCACCATCCGCGACATGTACGAGCAGTTGTGGAACGTCGACCCGTGCACGCAGGGTGTCGGCCGCCGGTGGGCGAAGGAAGCCCGCGCGCTCGCCTCGGCCAACGGCTGGGTGCCGCCGGCCGCGTGGGACGACGACTACATCGACAGCCCCGCGGCCACGCCGGACGTGGGCGAGGAGGTCGCCCGGTACGTGGCGATCACCGAGGACGCGACGTGGCTCGAACAGACCCAGGGCTACACCCGGGCGCAGGCCGCCAACCGGCTCGGCATCACCCGCGACCACCTGGAGCGTGCCCTGTCGTACGCCCGGCAGAAGGGGGTGGCCGCATGACTCGCGCCGTCACTCCGCCGGCCTTCGTCGAGGAAGCGGTCTGCGGACAGGCCGACCCGGAGGCGTTCTTCCCTGAGCGCGGCCAGTCCGCCAAGGACGCCAAGCAGGTCTGCCTCGCCTGTCCTGTCCGCGTCGACTGCCTGACCTGGGCCCTCGACAACGCCGAGCACCACGGCGTCTGGGGCGGCCTCACCGAGAAGGAACGCCTCCGCCTCCGACGCCGACGCACCGCCGCCTGACCACCGCTCCACCTCTCCAGGAAGAAGCCGCACATGCCGTGGTTCGCGCTCGACGACGGGTTCGACACCCACCCGAAGGTCCGCAAGGCCGGGAACGCCGCGGCCGGACTCTTCACCCGCCTCGGCGCGCACTCCGCAAAGCACCTGACCGACGGCCACGTCGACGGCTCCATCGTCAGGGACTACGGCACCCCGGCCCAGATCCGCAAGCTCGTCGATGTCGGCATGCTCCACGCCCCCGGTCACGGCTGCTCGCACCCTAAGTGCCAGCAGCCGGCCGCCGGCGACTACTACCTGCACGACTACCTCGACTACAACAAGTCGCGGAAGCAGATCGAGGCGGCCCGCGAGGCGGGCCGGCAGCGGCAGCAAAAGGGCCGCGACAGCGCCCGCGACGACAGAAAGTCGCGTGATTCTCGCGCGAAACGCGACGCAAACTCGCATGAAAATGCCGCGAGTTCCGCTCCAAACAGCGACGAAAATGAGGGCCTGTTTCCGGAAGGAACCGCAGGTCAGGAGGACGTGTCACACCGTGACACCCTCCAGGGTGCGACGGGTGTCCCATCCCCTCCCATCCCATCCAGTACTCCCTACGGGAGTACCTCCTCCCCTACCCCCTCCTCCAACCACAGCTCCGACGTGGTCCCCGCCAGCAGCG